TCGGTTAGCGCCTTGTCGTCCATAGCACAAACGCTCATGTATGACTTATACATAGCTTCTTCTGTTTTGCTATATTTTTTAGCAATAGATATTTCAATGTCTCCGCTCGAACGATCGACGTTAGCCACTAATGGGTTTTTAATTTCTTTCATAATTTTTTGAATGGTATAAGATTGCTGATGGATAAATTTCTAATTTATGAGACTCTGAAATATTCAATATATCTTCCATTGCCCCAAGTTTTTCTATTTCATTAAAATCATTTACACAAGAAACGAGGCTTTCTGTCCAATTTTCTTTATCTGAGGCGCATACAATAGACTCGCATAGTTTACTTACCATTTTCTCTTGATCTTCATTCAATGATTCTGCTTCATAAAATTCAAGCATTTTTTCTTTTGCTAGGGAGTTTAAAGCTTCTACCTCATAAATTGTTGCCTGTATGTTTTCTCTAGAAAATTGATCCTGGGATCCTTCTGGTCGTCCAGGCATCCCTTTATCTGGCTTTTTAGAATTTTCTGGTTCAACAGAGACATCATCTTCGATCATGGGAACGCCACCGACTATTGGATTGAAGTATCCCTTCGTCCTTTGATCTACAAATTTTTCTTGAGCTTTTTCTAGCTCATTAGCTTGAGGGAATCTTCCAGTGTGAAATAGTTCCATACCTTGCTCTGCGGTTACAACCCCCAGCTCCATAAGTCTTGTTGCCACTCTCATGAGTTGCACTTCGTCCCTTAAGTCAATATCCTTAAACTTAACAGTGGGATAGGATCTAAATCCTAAATCTTTTGCTATTCTTCTGATTTCTGGCTGCAAGAAGTCTTGGATAAAAGCCTCCCTTGCTTCTTTTAATCTATCTAAAAATACTCTAGCCTTAATCTGCGCTCCATTATATTTGTCATCATTAAGAATAATATTTTGTAATCCTTCTTTAATGTCTTTATTGATTACTTCGTATTTTCCTGGCCCAACAACCTTATTAATATCTGGTATAACAAAGTCGGCTTTAGTTGTGTAATCCGAAACAAGTACACGACCTACAGATTCATTTTGAAAAAGTTTTTGCATCGCCTTAACATTATTTGGATTGATTCCTCCTTTGTCTGGCTCTGCTCCCATAGTGATCATCAGAATAACGTTTTCTACAGTTCTCATGATCGCTTGATCCATTTTCTTCATTTCCATTTTGGCGTTTATGTCTTCAAGGACGGGGTAACCAAATGGTATAGCAAACGGCTCATAATCTTGTTTCTTATAAAAACTATAAGAAATTTTTTCATTCTTTAAATTGATTTTAAGGCCATCCTTAAAGTAAGCCCCGTCCTTAATCTGCTTTTGAACCTCTGGGTCTAAAGCTTCAAATACTTCTTTATCGTAATCATCTTTTGGATTTGATAGCCTTTCCATATCAAATTCTGAAAGAATCTTTGCGTAAGCCCCATCTCTTGTGTTAAACACGGTGCTTCTTTTGGCTACAATCTCAAAAGGATTTAGGACAATATATTTAAGAGGAAATTTGTTGAGCGAGGGACCTTCTGAAATGTTTTGAGAAAATTTCTTATAATCGTCTAAGCTAAATTTGCCATCGATTCGGTAAAGAAAAATATTACCACTCCTGTAGTATTCTCTAAAATATTGATCCTTTAAGTCCCAAATTTTAATTCTGTCCAAAAGCTTTTCAAAAAAGTTTCTTGATGTAGCATTGCCGCCTTCTAGATATAATTCAGCATTAGCAAACTCTGACATCATGTCGATGGTGTTTCTAAAAATTGGCACATTTGCATAGGCTTTTTGGCAAAGTTCTATTGCTTCTCTAACATTTATGCCGTCAGATGAAATTTCGTAAGGAAGAAGCCCTCCCCTAATTTGACTAAATTTGTTTAGAGGGGCGGAAACAGAAGATCTATTAATTCTAGATGAAGTGTTTGAGGAAGATAACCCACTTAAAGAACCAGATCTATTATACGACCCATGAGAGACATGATAAGATTCTCCCATCGTTGCTGGCTCCACACTTTCCTGAGCTACTGATACTTGGGGCGAAATTTTATTGAACTTATTCCAATAATTAGACTTTTTATTATATTTTCTTTTTGCCATATCTTATTATAAAGTTAATTACACTTTTAAAAGTGACTTTATGAACTTTTTTAAATAAACATGGGTTCAAACCCAGCTTGAGATTCTTGCGGCACATTCATCATGTCGTAATATATATTCATTCCCCAGTTGCCTAGTATCAATGCAGAATAGGAGTCCTTCCTTGCTTTATCCACGCCCTTTTGTCTTTTTAAATTAGGCGGCAAATCAAAACTTTGAGTTCCTCCAGCCGAACTAGAAACTTGTATGAGTGCACATTCAGCTTTTGTTAAGTCAATCATATCCTTTTGGTGCTCAATAAAATCGATCATCTTAGCTCCTACATTTTTTTCGTCCTCATATTTTGAGAACTTCAAATCCTTAATTGGTATTCTTTTAGCTTTTTGCTCGGAATAGTTATCATCCATTGCCGTCGCTGCAAAATATAATTTCTTTCTATCAAAAGCGGTCTGCAGCATTTCGTTTGCATTTCTTATCCATACCGATAAAGGTTTTCTTAAGTGACATATAACTTTACTTTGGACATTATATTTTCTTCTAGCCTCTTTCAAGTCCTTAACATAATCGTGCGGGTTGTTAAAATCGGCTTCAAACATGCCTATTTCTAATTTATCCTTTTTAAATAAATCGCTTTCGTTGCAAGAGTTCATAAACTGAACCCCACCATTGTAGTCTCCTACAATCATAATAATATTAAAATGATCTAATATGTACTTAAAGTAAGTTATATGTTTTTTAAGATTTGTTCCTGGCAAAGCGTAGCTATGCACTAGCACTCCTTTTTTCTCTTCTGGTAACAACTTTATAACCTGTATAGCAAAATCATCAGAAGCTTCAGATTCAGACCAAGAGGGGTCAAAAGCTAAAATATATTCAGCACCCTCTTCTCCAGCAACTTCTATAGAAGGTGATTCTCCGTCTTCAATTGTGCAGTCTGCCATTTTACTAATCTTAAAATAACCAGCACTATCGTCAGTAAACTGCGCGTTAAACTCCCTATCAATTTGAGATTGACTCATTGTTCCCCTAGCCTGAGAAATTAAGTTTTCATCATACAGCGCCTTGGGTGCGCAGTCATAACTGAACTGCATAATACATCTTCTACCTTGATTTTTCGCCCCAGGATTAAAAATCATATTTTCATAGGCCTGATACATTTTATAGAGATACTCGAACTTATAGGATGCCGAAGATAGCCCAATCATTTTATTCGATGGCCACTCTGTTCTCTCATCCTCGGTCATCTTGCCAGCCTCAATCATTGCGTCTTCTGCGTCTTTAATTTTTTGCCTCTCTGTTGGGTTTTCGACAACAGCTAGAAATGGCATAATAACCTCATTCAATACCTTCTCTGGCATAAGTAAAAGCTCATCAACGATAATACGTTGGAAACGAAAACCACGAAGTTTTTCTCCGTCACCTAGCGGCAAGGCTGTGATACGACTCTTTCCTATTTGCATAGACCATTCGTCGTTAGACTTGCTCACCTTACCTATACACTGCCTAAACAGCTCAGCTTTGGGGTCTTGCGATATATCTTCTATCTTACGAAAAATCATCTTAGATTGACGAAACGATTTTGAAATGATACCGATGTGAACTCCTTGATTCATCATTGCATCCAACAAAGCAAAAATACCAGTAGAAAATGATTTCGACATACCACGAGACCAGACACCTAAAAAGTAATCGTTTTCCATCATTGCTTTAACCGCCATGTGTTGAAACGGAAATAGCTCAATGCCAGTAAGTAGTTCTGTGGTGAAGGTTACATTTTCTTTCATAAATTTATATAACCAAATTTTAGCTTTAGTATCCTCCAGATATCCCTCGAGATCCATAATCTGCTGGTTAACTGGTTCTCTTTTTAATGGCTTCTGATTGCCTGCATCCCAACTCATCTTTCCTCCTTATCTAAAAAATATTGTACGTCTACGTCCCATAACTTCTTGCCCAAGGAAAGTAGTTTAGGTATTACTTCTTCGCTATGTTTCCTGCTGTCTGTAAAAACAAATTGACAATTTCCAGCAAATTCATGTTGTACAGAAATCAAATTAGAAAACACCCAGCCTAGTTTAGGAGCTCTCCTTCCTTTTGTGAACAC